CTGCCTTACAGCGTCTAATAGCTTTTTGGCCTCCGCCGCCAAGACCCCGTATTACTAAAATACTATCAGTGCTTTCTTCGTTGTTCCATGTAGATTCTGTAGATTCTGTTGGAATACCCTTTATAAAACTGCGAAGATATGTATCGTAGTCGTGGCCCTTAGCAGCATAATTATGTCTGCCTATGCTATCTATAGCTGCTACTTTATTTCCCATTCATCATCTCTGTTAATTCTTTTTTCCACTCTTGATGGAATTCGCAGTTTCTATAGTTTTCAAACCACGGGCCGCCTTCAGTATAATGTATCAGTTTTGGTTTTTCTAAATCAGTATACACTCCTACTAAGTAATTCCAAGTATGATCTAAAGAACCAATTTCTTCATCTTTCAGCCAACTAAACCTATGTAAGTATGCACCGTTTACTTCTGGACTATTTACTAAATTTTGATCTAACATTTTATTACTAGGATGAGCACAATTAAACATCATTACACTAGACCAGTTCTTGCGTGGATAAAATGTTTGAGTTTGTCCATCCATCTTAAGGCCTTCTTTAACTTTATAGTCGTGTTGGACACACATCACAGCATAACGATCGTCTGCTTGGGCAAACAATTCTGAAATATCTGTTGTAAGGATTATATCGCAATCTATAAACACTGCCCAACCGGCAAAGTTCATCAGCTCAGGAACAAGGAAGCGAGTAAAGGTAAATTCAGTACTAGCAAGTTTATCAACAGGACGATTATACCATCCTGCATCACGAAGTTCTTTTTGTACTAACGGTCTAATTATAGCACTATTATTTCTACTTAAAATACTATGTTTACAAACTTGATATGCAATGTCTTCTCTAGGGTCGTAGCCAACAAATATTTTCATCGTCTTTTGATGTCCTCTTCAATGCACATATCGCCATATTGAATTTCTAGTATATGGCACGGCTCTATACCCACATTAGTAGCCAAATGCCAAACATTATCTCCTATAATATAAGTGCTATTCTTAGTCAAGGTAAATTCAGTCTTTGAACCGGTGTATTCTGTTATAATTTTTACAGTTCCACTTAGTATATACCAGTGCTCACTTCTATGAAAATGTTGTTGATCAGACAAACTTTTTCCAGGCTCTATTACTAATTCTTTTACTTTGGTAGTTTTCTTATCATCAAGAACTCGCCAGTAACCCCAAGGACGTTCTGTACGTTGTGTTTTCCAGTCATCTAAAATCCAACTTGAGCTGTTTTCTTTGTCAGCTCCGCCAATGCCAAATACAAACTCTACATCCTCAAATATCATTTCTGGGATATTCTCTTTAGTCCTATCGCCTCCATTGGCAAATATAATTTTAGCACCTGGATACATTTCTTTAACTTTACAAATAGCATCACACGCTGTATCGTCGCTATCGTCAAACTCAATAATTCGATCAGTCATATGCAAATTATCTAATACAACCATTCGATCTCGCCAGGACATAAAAGGTCGTCCTTTTTTACGAGCTAACCATGCATCAGAATTTAAACCTACAATTAACCAGTCTTCATCTCCGGTGCGTAAGTGATCTGCATGATTAAGATATGATATATGCCCAGAGTGAAGAGGGTCAAATCCGCCAGTTACTAATATTATTTTCATACATATATTTATATGAGCAGTTAATACCTACCAGCCAAAAATGTAATCTTTTCTAACATTTGTTAATTCTATAGCCCCTAACTGTTTTAAATAGGTGCCGGCGCAATAATTTGTATCAGGATGTTGTTCACAAACAATAATAGGTTTATATTTTAAAATAGTTTTAGTTGCACCTTTGAGCACTTCTAATTCGTGTCTTTCACAATCTATTTTAAGTAATCCAAACTTAGGAAGATCTAAATCGTCCATACGTTTAAGTTCAATAGTACCTAAACCTAGTGTATTCATGTCAACATGACTTTGACCAGTGTTTTCGCTGTCGTATATCATGTCAATAAATCCAGATGTGCTACTTAACGCAAAACGGTTTATTTCTACAGGAAGATTTTTTACATTTAGTTCCAAACACTTGTATACATGATCAATTGGCTCGTATGCAATAACATGATTAAATTTTTCTGTTAACGGTCTAGCCCATAGCCCTACATTGGCACCTACATCAACACATACGTCAAAGTCTGTAACATACTTGTATGCAGCATCTCTAACATCGTCTTGATATTCTGCTGGGCCGCCGTTCTTAATGCGTTTTGCAATCAAACGTTCAAAATGACTATCAGTGTTAGGCATCCAATAATTATAAACTTGTTTCATAATTATAACTTTTGTAAATGTACAATATATTTTATAACATGTCTCGGCTGACCTTTTTTTACAGTAGCATGTCTTTCTGTAATTTCTTCACTAATAATTGTCCAACCAAATTCTTTATTTTTCTGTTCAATTAGTTCTTTCCACCAAGCAGGAGATTCAACAATTAAGTGTGCATTCCTTCCATCACTGAGTAATTTTTTTGCGGGGTGGCATGCAATTAAATGATATTGATATTTGTCTGCTATATTGTATAATTTACTTATAACATTAGATAAATGATCGGGTTCAATGTGTTCTAATACGTCACTACTGTAAACTAAATCTACTTTATCAGGAAGAGTAATTGGAGAAATTACTGGATCATAACTATAAACAGTAAGGATGTCAGTAGCAACAGAGGAACACGCTAGGCCCTTGCCACATCCAAAATCTAAAATTGATCTAATATTATTTTTAGTAATTAATTCTATTACATCTTTAGGGAGTGCAGATGTATTTCCAAATGTTTTTTTACCATGTAAAATTTGTAATTCTTCTAAATATTGTTTGCTGTGCATTTACATATTCCTATATACTTGCATCTTCCATACCTGCTACTCGTAATTTAACAATGTTGGTAATCTGCCATTGTTTTTGATCCAGTGCTTTGAGCACACCTAACCATTTATTGCGCACAAGAGCAAACTCGTTGATAATTTTTTCATAATCAACGACGTCTGCTTCGCCGTCAACGTATCTTTCTACGTCACGACTTGATAGTGCTCGTTGATAATTTTCTAGATATTTTTTAAAATACGAGCTGCGCAATCTACGCAGCTCGATGTTTAAATAGTTAAGGATTGCTTCAATCTCTTGTAGCTGATTAAATCGTTGTTCTACGAGACCTGGCATGTTTGCAGCGGCTCGTTCAATATTTCCTGATAACTTAACTTCTGTACGAGCTTCTACTAACTCATTTTCAAAGTATTGAATTGCATCGGGAATTTCACCAATATTTCGTGAAACACGACTATACCATGCCATTAATAATCCTCTTCATCCTCTTCATCGTCACTATCATCATTATTATCGTTTTCTAGATAATAGTTTATTGCGTCATCTAATTCGTTGTCAGTTCCAATTACTTCGCCAAGAACTTCATCTTGTATTCCGTAATCGGCTAATAGGTCTACATATTTTTCTGCAACTATTCCTAGTTGTTTTCTATCAATATATTCCTTAAACATAATCCATATGTCTGCAATTTGAGTTTCATTCAGCATTATATTCTGGCTCCTCGGTAAATTCATCATGGTCCACTATAGTACCTGAGGTATTTACCACGGCTGCTGTTTTTTCCTTATATTCTGACATAATTAAATCAAGTTTAGCACCATCCCATTGCTTGCGATAGTCAATGTGCTCTTTACCTGATAGGTCAATATACTTGAGACGATTGCCTTGCTTAACTAGCAAGCCCTTCTTCTCAAACAGTTCAACTAGACCGCTATAAGGATTCATTCCGGTTTCGTAAGGAATCTTAACTTGCACACCTTCGAAGGGTTTTGCATAGCGAGTTTTCATTACTTTACAACCAGCACGGATACCCATAACTTCTGAGATCTTGTTGCCGTCTTCGTCTTCCTTCAGTTTCATTTTTTTCATTGCAACAACAATTGAGCTTGCATAAATGAAACCTTGGCCGCCGCTGATCTTATCATCTGGGTCAAACATATCTTGGCTTGCATAAGTGTGATTAGTACAAACCAAACCAACATTTGCATTGCCCAGCATGTTTACAGTATTACGAACTAATGACGTAAGTGCTTTAGGTTTACGACCCATATCACCTTTCATATCACCTGCCTCAAACTGATTAACATCAGTTGGGGTTAGTAACATTCCTAAACTGTCAATAACAAACAAGATCTTAGGACGATCTGCTTCTTCCATTGCTTTGTAATCTTTCATGAAAGTTGAAATAGTTTTTGCTACATCATCAATCATTGCCATATTAAGTTTGAGCAACTTATCTTCGCTTGTGTCTACACCCAATGCATGTAGCCAACTTTCGTCAAGAGCATTTTCTGAGTCAATTAAGACTACATAGATACCTTGCTCTTGTGCATGTTTTACAATGTTACCTGAACAGAAATATGATTTTCCTGCACCTGATTCACCTGCAAACACAGTTACCTTACCTAGTGGAACACCTCGATGGAAGTCTCCGCTGATAAGAAAGTTTAATGCGTATGATCCTGTTGAAATCCAATCAGTAGGATCGTTAAATCCAGCACTCACGCCTGAGATGCTTTTAGTCAAGTCCTTGCGAAACTTGCTAACGTCAAATGATTTAGCCATTATTCCTCCTATTTAAAGCCAAGATAACTAGGGCGTATGCTTACAGCACAGAGGCCCTAGCCGTGTTATTTTTTATTGACCTTGACGTGCGCGGATCATCGCTAGGATGTCCTTTGCGCCGCCGGCTGGTGCTGCCACTGGTGCTGCCACTGGTGCTGCCACTGCCGCAGTTGGTGCTGCCGCAGGTGTTACATCAAATGGAACGTCTTCTTTAACCACTGCTGCCGGTACATGTGCAGTACGACTTGTTGCTGTAGAATTAGCACTAGCTGCAACTTGCGGATCACCAGTCTTAGCACTTATGCCAGCTGGGCGGAAATACTGACTCCAACGATCTGCATCATATGCTTCACCGTCAACTGAGGCTTCAAACATTTCTTTGAGTACCTTGACGTCTACATCAGTAGGCTTCTTAGGTAGGAAATCACTTAGATTAAACAACCCGTGATCATTGAATGCCTTCATTTCAGCATCGCTCAGTGGACGCTCGCGACGTGCCCAATTACTTGTGCCGTAGTCTGCATAACCACCCTTAGATGTCTTATTAAGACGGAAATCAATTCCATGAGTTAGATCAGTTGGCAATTCTTCCATATCTGGATCTAGCAATGCTGCCTTGATAATGTTGAAGATTTGACTACCGATAATGAATCGACGAATTGGATTCTCAGGAGTCTTTCCGTCCTCTTGTAGCTTACTGTCAACTACGAAACCTTGGAACAGATAA